GTTGTTTCATCTATTGGAAGCACGACAATTGGATCTCTCGTTAGTATTGCAACTTCTAGTGTAGTTGTCGGTGGTGGAAATACAGTTACTTTGAATACTTTTACTGGTATTGGTACAACAGGATCTAATTTTAGATCAGTAAAAGTTATGATTTTAGCAGAAACCAGTGATAATAGAGTTGAATATGATGAACTTAATTTAATTCATAATGGATCTGATATTGAAATTTTAGAGTATGGGCAACTAAGTATTCACTCACAAGATGCTTTATCTAGTGTTGGTGTTGGAACCTATAGTGCATATTTCTCTGGATCTGACATTATTTTAAGTTTTAACTCAGATCCTGGTATAACAACCACTCTTATAAACACAATTGCGATTGGTATCGCTACAGAATCCTACACCGGTATAGGAACAATCAATTTATCTACAGCAAGTTTGACTGCGAAATCAACTTCAATTTCATCATCTGCCTCTCCATCTGCAGTTGGAATTGCTAGTTTTGCAGATGAATTTGATGCTGCATATTGTTTAGTTCAGGTATCAGATTTGACAAATAATAGACATCAATTATCTGAAGTTATATTCATAGATGATGATAATGATGTTATATTTGCTGAGTATGCAAACTTAGAAACTTTTGCTGGTCTAGGCACGATTGGGGGCACCAGGTCTGATGGTATAACCGAATTAATGTTTACTCCAAATCCAAGTATTAATGCCCATGTTAAAACATTTACTCATGCATTAAGAGAAACTGAAACCACATCATCTGCGGTTGAAAATATTGAGTTTAACAACGCCATGATTGATGATGGACTTGCCATTTATGTTGGAACTGATCTTGAAATCAAAAAAGATTTCTTCATGACACATGATGGAAATCCGATTTTTGTTAAAGTTTTTGATGGATCAAATTCAGGAGTTGTTGATTTAACTAACAATAAACTTTCATTCTCCAATCATTTCTTTGTCACTGGAGAAGAACTTACGTATTCGACAACGGGTGTGTCTACTAATAGTATTGGTATTGCCACAACTAGTATTACAGGAATAGGAACAACTGACAAATTACCATCAACAGTTTATGCAATTAAATTAAATGAAAAAGAAATTAAATTAGCATCAAGTGCTGAAAATGCATTACAGTTTAATCCAGTATTTTTAGATTTTACTTCAGTTGGTATTGGAACATCTCATGTGCTTACTTCAACCAAACAAAATAATAAAGTTCTTATTTCGATTGATAATCAAATACAGTCTCCAATTATTGAAACCACAGTAAAGACAACACTTGTAGATAATTTTACATCTTCCCAAGATGTTGCTATTTTTTCTGGAATAACTTCTTTCTTTGGTGGCGATTCCATAAGAATCGGCAACGAGATTATGAAAATTCAGGGTGTTGGTATAGGAACAACTAATGGTATTAAATTAACTCGTTCTCTTGGTGGAACAAGTCTTGTAGCACACTCTTCAGGTGCAACTATAACTAAACTAAGAGGTGATTATAATATTGTCGGTAATACTTTAAATTTCTTAGATGTTCCCTTTGGGAGAAGTCCCATAGGAACTAGTGTTGGTCCTACGGATCAAAGAGATTTTTCTGGAATCACATCATCCTCATCATTCAGTGGAAGAGCATTTATGCGCTCTGGTGTTGTAGGTTCATCATCAGAAACGTATTCTTTAAATTATATTTTTGATGATATTTCACAAAACTTTTCTGGGTCTAGAGATACATATACTTTAACTCAAAATAATTCAAACGTTGTTGGAATATCAACTTTTAATCCTATTTTGCTAATAAATAGCATATTCCAATCTCCAGGGGTTACTAAGGATTATAATTTAAGTCAAAATTCTGGTATAACTTCAATAACCTTTACTGGAACTGCATCTACAAGCGCGTACAATCCAAATGATTTGAATCTACCAATTGGTGGTGTAATTATATCTGTTTCTGGAAACAATGGATTTGGATATCAACCATTAGTATCTGCTGGTGGAACAGCAGTGGTTTCTATTGCCGGAACAATTTCATCAATTAGTATTGGTAATAGCGGATCTGGATACAGGTCTGGAATTCAAACAACGGTTAATGTCGGTGTTGCAGTATCTTCTGTTGGAACACCAAGTATTACTTTTATTGGAACTGCAGCAATCAGTGGTGGTAACATTGTAAGTATAGCAATTACAAATCCTGGTATTGGATATACAAGAACAAATCCACCAAAAGTTATTATTGATGCCCCTTTACCTTATTCAGATATATCACTTGAATATAGTTCAGCATCTCCATCTTCCTCTGGAGGAAACGAAGCGAAAGTTTCAATAGTTGTTGGACAGGGATCAAGTGTAATTGATTTTGAAATAACTAATACTGGATATGGATATGGATTGGGACATATTTTAACTGTGCCAACAGGTGGATCCACGGGAATTCCAACAGCAGTTGGTTTTGGTACAACTTCAAGCACTAATATTAATGAATTTAGATTAGAGGTTGTTGATATTAATACAGATTCCTTCTCTTCATGGACTTTAGGCGAAATTGAAGTTCTAGATGATTTTTCTGATTTGTTCAATGGACAAAGAAAAACTTTCCCAATTAGACGTGCTGGAAATCGCATATCGCTTCAAACAAAATTTGGTTCCTTAATTAATCTTGAAGATACATTACTTATTTTTATCAATGATGTTTTACAAGTTCCGGGCACATCTTATTTCTTTAAAAAAGGCTCCCGACGAGGTGGAAGTTCAATCACTTTTGAAGAGGCACCAAAGTTTGGAGACACTCTCAAATTTTTATTCTACAAAGGGACAAGTGGAACAGATGTTTTAGATAGAGAAGTAGTTGATACTGTCAAACAAGGTGATGAACTACAAATTAATCAACACCCTCTTTTAGGACAAAAAAGTTTTCAGCAACAAAATCCAAGAGTTGTTACCGAAGTTACTTCTTCAAGTTCGGTAGAAACTAATGCTTATTATAATCCAGGTTTAGAAGAAGATGTAGTTTATAAACCGATTCAGTGGTGCAAGCAAACTGAAGATAAAATTATTAATGATATAAGTGTATATAAAGATAGAGAACAATATGAACCTTTAATTTTCCCATCTTCGTATGTCCTTAAATCTGTTGGGATAGGTTCAACTACAATTTTTGTTGATAATATTCAACCTATTTTTAATGCAGAAAATGAAAATAATATTTCTCTTACATTCCAAAATCAAATAAAAATTATCTCTCAAGATAACAAAGTAGCAGCTGCTGCAACGGCAGTTGTATCTGCTGCTGGAACAATATCGTCCATCGTAATTTCTGATGGGGGTGTTGGTTATAGCACTGATCCAGAAATTACAATTCAAATCCCAGTTGGGTTAGGAACAACTGCTAGAGCAACTGCAACAGCAACCGTTTCTGCTGGTGGAACAGTTTCCTCAATAACAGTTACAAGTCCGGGAGTTGGTTATGCTAGCACTCTGCCGCCAGAGGTGTTAATTGCTCCACCAAGGGCAATAACTGAATTTGATACAGTATCTTCGTATCATGGAGATTCTGGAATGGTTGTTGGTATTGGAACCACCACGCAAGCGGGTATTGAAAAACTTATTTTTGATTTTCATATTCCATACGATTCTTCTTTAAAAAATATCTCTGTAATCAATCCTATCTTAACTCAGAGTGAAATTTCAACTGGAGATTATTTTGTTATCTTTGGATCTAATGCGGGATTAGCAAGTACAGCAATCACGTCAAGAGATTTAGATAATAATGTTATTGGTATTGGAACAAAATTCGTTGACAATGTTTATCAAGTTGATGGTGCATTTGCAACACAAGCTAATCTTGTTGGACTAGGAGAAACAACTGTTGTAAGAGTATTTGCCAGAGCTAACGGATTCAATAGATTTGAAGCTAATAGATTAGTTGGAATTTCGACTTTAACTTTTGATGGATCATTTCCAACTTTTGACTCTACATCTCCTACATTTGATAATTTATCTGGGTTATATAACCCTGCTGGAGTCACAACTCATGTTTCTCGTTATGGATACTTTAGTTGGGGTAGAATCGAATTAACCTCCAGAACAGAAAATAATACATTTAGTTTTTATGGAAATAATGGTGTTGGGGGAATAAGCACATCTGCTTTAATTCAGCGAAGAAATCCTTTAAAATATAATAACTATGTGGTCTAAATACTTCTAAACTAAATTGCAATAATGGCAAGAATAGGAATAAACACTGGAGCAGTGATTGATGATGGAACAGGTGATAGTTTACGTGCTGGCGGTGGAATTATTAATGAAAATTTTCGTGAAATTTATACTTACTTTGGATTTGGCAGCACAACAGTTTTAGGAGCTCCACTTTGGGAACCAATAAGCACTGGTATCAAGACCCTTTCGAATGTTGGTATCGGTACAACTAATCCAACCTCTAAACTTACTGTTTCTGGTGATGGACTTTTTACTGGAGTTATAACAGCAGTAAATGGAATCAGAGGAATTGGTATTCAATCCGGTGGAGTAGTCATAACCACAGGGATTATTACATCTTTAAATTTTATTGGATCTGGAAATACTTTTTCTTATAGCACTGCAACAAAAACTGTTGATATTAATATCAGCGGAAGTCCATGGACTTTTGACACTCCCGCCCAACCTTTAACTAGTAATATCTATAGAGTAAATGGATTTGTTGGTATAGGTACAACAAATCCAAATTCAACTCTCAATGTCGTTGGCGGAATTGGTGCTACATTTTTAAATGTATCCGGTATTTCTACTTTAGGCGTAACAACTACAACAAATCTTACATCACAACAACTTAATATTTCTGGTGTTTCTACTTTAGGCGTAACAACTACAACAAATCTTACATCACAACAACTTAATATTTCTGGTATTTCCACTTTTATTGGTATTACGACAAATACCTCTACGTTATTTGCTAATCAATTAAGTGTTTCTGGTGTGGCAACATTAACAACTCTTAGAGTGGGAGCAGGAATCACTCTTAATAGTGGAAATCTAGGTATTTCTGGGATATCCACATTTACAGGCGGGTTACGTGCGTCTGAAGGTGGCGATCTGGTAAGATTAAGAGTTAGTGGTATTGCAACCTTTAATCACATATACGCAGATGGTCTAACGGTAGTTGGTGTTAGCACATTCAGTAATCAAGTAAACGTTGGAGTTGATACAAGTGTTGGTGTTATTCTAACATCTGCAAATGGAACTCGTTATAGAATATTAGTTCTTAACAATGGTTCTTTATCCACTGTTGCTGTTTAATACATATCATCGAATGTCCACGAATAAAAAAAATTAATGTCAAACGAAACCAAAATACTCAATATAAATAACTAAAAAAATAAAAGATGTCTGCTATCATAACTGATCAAATCAGAATATTAAATGCTAAGAGTTTTGTATCTGGAGTCAGCACTACAGTAAATTCTTATTATGCTTTTGTTGGACTTCCAAATCCAACAAATATTCAAAGCGATTGGGATGACAGTCCACCAAGTCCTATTGATAATTTTACTAATGAATGGAACACTTGGGATACTATAATCGCACTTAAAAAAATAACTGCAGATGATGTCCAACTAGTCGTTGATAAAAATACATGGAGTTCTGGAACAAGGTATGATTATTATCGTCATGATTATAGCATTACTAATGTTCCTCCAAACTCAAGCGGAACATCTTTATATTCGGCAAGGTATTATGTAATTAATAGTGATAATCGAGTTTATATCTGTCTGCAAAATGGTACAACACCAGAGACACCAGATGGAAAACCATCTCTTGACGAACCAACTTTTGTTGATTTGGAACCAAGATCTCCTGGATCAAGTGGAGATGGTTATATTTGGAAATATCTTTATACTATAAAACCTGCAGAAATCGTAAAATTCGATACTGTCAATTTCATTCCGGTCCCCAAAGACTGGGGGAATACTTCAGCAACTGCCTCTATAAAAAATAATGCTGTAGATGGTAGTATCAAAACAGTAATTATTAAAAATAGAGGTGTTGGTGTTGGAACTGCTAACAGAACATATTCTAGAGTTCCTATCAAAGGTGATGGTACTGGTGCAGAATGCACAGTAGTAATTAACAATGATCAGAAAGTTGATAGTGTTGTAATATCAAATCAAGGGTCTGGATATACATTCGCTAATGTGGACTTGTCTGCTGGAGGAGTTCCTGATTCTGATACAAAACCAAATCTTGATGTGATTATTAGTCCAAATGGAGGACATGGATATGACATTTATAGAGAACTTGGATCAAGTAATGTATTAATTTATGCAAGAATAGAAAATGATACAGAAAATCCTGATTTTATAACAGGTAATGAAATTGCTAGAATAGGATTAGTTGAAAATCCTTTAGTTTTCGGATCTTCATCTAAATTAACGTCAGAGAAAGCAAGTGCTATATACGCAATTCGTTTAGCGGGAGTTGGATATAGTTCAGTGACGTTTACACAAGATTCTTTTATAACTCAAACAACAGGAACTGGTGTCACAGCAGTTGGTCAAGTTGTAAGTTATGATCAGACAACAGGAGTTTTAAAATATTGGCAAGATAGAACTCTCGCTGGATTTAACACGGTTGGAACAGCTCAAACTAATCCTCAATATGGATATGACTTAACTAGATTTACATCTTCACCAACCTCAGGTGGAAGTTTAACTATCGTCGGAGGAACATCAAATCTTTCAATTAGCACAAACTTTAGTGGGTTCACAACCTCAATAAATAATAGAATATATTATCTTGGTCAAAATTTTACTAGTGGTTTATCTAATCCAGAAGTTAAAAAATATTCTGGAAATATCATTTATGTTGACAATAGACCAGCCATTAAAAGATCTTCCAATCAAAAAGAAGACATCAAAATTATATTGCAGTTTTAATTAACCATGTCTCAAACAACCAATCTTAATGTTTCTCCATATTTTGATGACTTCGATCCGAATGATAATTATTATAGAGTTCTTTTTAAACCAGGATATCCAGTTCAGGCAAGAGAATTAACTGGATTACAATCAATTCTTCAAAATCAAATTGAAAAATTTGGACAACACTTTTTTAAAGAAGGTGCAAAAGTAATTCCAGGAAATACTGCATATAGCCAAAGTTATTATGCGGTAGAGTTAAACAATACTCATCTTGGTGTTCCTGTTGAATTTTATATTCAACAATTATTAAAGAGAAAAATTATTGGTCTAACCTCTGGGGTAACGGCAATTATTGATAAAGTTTTAACATCAAATGATTCCGAACGCGGAAATTTAACAATTTATATTTCTTATATTTCATCTGGAGTACAAAATCCAGATATTAAAAAGTTTTTAGATGGTGAGTTATTAGCAGCAGATACTGACATTATCACCGGACCTTTAAATAATCCATTCATCCCATCTGGAGAGTCTTTTGCGTCTACAATCCCCACAAACGCAAATAGCACATCAGCATCTTTTTCAATTTCTAATGGTGTTTATTTTGTAAGAGGAACTTTTGTAAATGTTCAGGACGAAACTATTGTTCTTCAACAATACTCTAATACTCCAACTGGAAGAATTGGTCTTCGAATTCAAGAGGAAATTATAAATGCGGATGAGGATGAAACATTAACAGATAATTCAAAAGGATTTAATAATTATGCCGCTCCAGGAGCTGATCGTTTAAAAATTACATGTTCATTATTTTTTAAACCAATTGATGATTTTAATGATTCAAATTTTGTTGAGTTAGCTACTGTCAATAAAGGAACCTTAACATCTCAAGTCAAAAATACTCAATATAGTATTATTGCTGACGAATTAGCAAGAAGAACCTTCTCAGAGTCTGGAGATTATACTGTTAATCCTTTCGATATTACTGTTAAAGAATCCTTAAATGATGGTATAAGAAATAATGGAGTTTTTGAACAGGGACAATTTACATACTCTGGAACTTTAGCAAGTGAAGATTTGGCACTTTATGAAATTTCTCCAGGAAAAGCATTTGTTAAAGGATATGAAATTGA